ATACAAGCCAGCCGCCATCGCTGAACTCATGAGTGGGTAGGGTCCGTCTTTAGAACTTCCACCACTCCACACATCATCGATGAGGACTTTCCCTTCAAATGGCATACATAATGGACACGCATTGAATCGCTTGTTCAATATGACAGTAGACACGCCCCATTCCTGTCGCTTCTGACCTTCGCCCATCAAATAGGCTCGTTTGCTCGCTGTTCTCACAGCCATGTCCGCATACGACACAATGTTGTGTACAGCACCATTTGAGTACGTGATGCAATTCAATCCGTTCTTCAGAAAGTCGCTTGTTGCCATGTCCACAGCCTTCTCATAAGTGAGGGCTCCCGAACTTGCTGCAACTTGGGATTGAAAGATGATTTGACGATACTTGTCATTCGCATATCGAAGCACAGCGGTTTGTGCTGTCTTCATGTCATGTTCGACAGCATTCATCAACGCATCTAATCTCTTTTGATTCGTTTGGAAGAATCCAGCACTTAGACCACGTTCACGCTTTAGAACGTAGCCTTTCTCGAGTGCCTTCAACACATTGAGCTCCTCATCACTCGCACCTTGCAATGATGCGTTGGCGATGGTCTCTCTAATCTTTTGATTCATCGATTTAAACTCGAGACCGTACTTCTTAGCAGCCTCTTGTTTAAATCGTTGTAATTCTTCGAGTTGAACCGCCTGCCATTGAGTCCATTCGATACCAAGCTCAGTTTCTTCCGCTTTGTGTTTCTTGAGATTCCTCGTCATGGACTCGAGCAATTCATTCTCGATTCTTTCAAATGCTCGACTAACATCATAAACCATTCGAATACACCTTGAATCCTTTCAAGCGGTACTCACGAACCATCTTCTTGAGTTGAGTTCTCGATGTAGGTTTCAAATTCATCATCTCAATCTGACCGTCTTTCTCGACCGCATAGATTCCGAATGGACAATACTCCTTACTCATGTTGAGAAGTGCTTTCGCTTGATCCGTTCTCATTTGGTAGTTCTTGTTCATGATTCTCACTAGCAAGTTCATCACCTCTTTCAACGCTGAATCCATCTAAGTCCGTGTTGAGATAAGGCTCTTCGACCTCGCTGATGCCTTGCTCAGACTTCAAGCGAATAACTTCCTCGGACTTCCATTGCTCGTCCTTAGAATCTCCATAGAGCTCATCCACAGAAGCTTCGATGGACATGATGCCACTTGTTTTCGCTTTTGCAACTGTCTCAACTTGAGACTCGAATGATGGGTTCGCATATTCTCCGAATGGAACATTCACCGTAATCTCTTCGATAGGTCTACGATTCAATACGTTGAAGCTATTGATTGTCATCGATACTAATTGAGGAATGAACTCTTGCAATGCTTCTACAATCGTGTTGCGTGTGTATAGAGTAGTCTTTTCTTTCTCTCTCTGAGCTTCAGCATTGTCAAGCTTCTTCACATCAATCCCAATCGTAGAAGGGCTCACGATACCTTGCAACGCCAAATCCAAAGCTGTCACGTAAGTTGCCAAATAACTCTCGTGAGGGATGTTCGCTTGTTGCAATGTAATCTCGTTGCTTGCTCCTTCAGCTCTGTCAGATGCTATCTTGATGAATCGATTGTCGAATGCATTCGGCTTCATGAATGTCCCAGTTTTTGGGTCCCGTGGGAGCAACGATTCGGGAATATATTCTTTTGTTCGACCACTTCGAAGAGCATCCATCCATTGAGACCACGCCTCATCCAACGCATCGAATGAGTCCGTCTTTCTGTCGAAGATGGATTCGCCTCGTCCTCGTTCGATATCAGATTCAAAGATGCTAAATGGCACACATAGAATCAAATGCTTATCAAACGTGAAGTCATTGATGTTTTGAGTGTATTCAGTCGAATGAATATCCAATTCAGAATCGCCACGATAGAGCTTATTCGTTACGTATCCGAATCCATAATGTTCTTCGAGTGTATATGTTTGCTTGTTCTCGTCAAATCGAGTCATAAAGACGACTTCATGCAATCGTCCACGCTTGTTCTTGATTTGGATCCGTTCACCGCTTACCCACTCGATGATAGGATATTGAGACACATCCGAATCAAACGAGATTCTGAATGCTCCATCACCAATCACAAGAGCATCTTTCACCGCTTCTTTTAGTTGTTTCTTGAAGTTGTTATCCTGTGCGATATCCTCCCACAAATCTTGATACTTGGATTCATCGAATTCCAAATCATTCATGTCGTAGAGCACCGCATCTCTCAAGACCTTCACGATGATTCCAGGTAGCCCCGTGTGAATCTTTCTGATTTCTTGTCCTGGAGTTGAATGTGCACCCCAAAAGCTGAATCGTGTCGTTGATAGTTGAGAGTATAGTTGTTGTAACTCGTAGGACTTACCACGATACCAAATTCGGTTCTTAGCAGCATTGTCCTCGAATGTCATCTCTTCATTGATGACGATTGCACTTGGTTGAGCTTTCTCAATTCTCAAAAAGCTCCTCATTCCATTTCTAATCATATTCACCAGCCCCATCGATTTCTTCTTCTCCTCTCTGTTGTCCAATCATTCGCTTGTAAGGTAGCCACGTATATTGATTCGCATTGATAGTGTGGTCGTTCTTGTCTTCGGGTGCTTCTTTCGTTTCTTGCCACGAATAAGAATTCATCTCTTTGATGTGCTCCACACAATCTTCAACGACCAAATAGAATCCACGAGCAATCCAACCAATTTGAAGGTTGATTCGGTCGATGATTTTTGTTTTCTTATAAGCGTTTATAAAGTTGTATATTGTTCCATATTGTCTCTTGTATTTGTTTAATTCTGTGATTGTTGCTTGGTCTGCCGAATCGATAAACGCATCTCGACAAAAACCCCATTCTTTAGAATTTCTGTCAAGGAATGCGATGAACCTCTCGACCGTGTCAGATGGTGCGATTGGCGTGTCTAAGTCCGCATTGTTGTAGACTTGCTCGCTCAATGTAACCAAATGCCCGTCATCCGTAATGCCTTGGAATATCATCGCAATCGTATCAGGACTCTTGGATGAGTAAGAGGTATCGAGCCCAGCTGAGAACATCACATAATTGAATTTCTTTGCTTGTGCTTTCGTGATTACGTGCTTCTTACTGTCGAAGTTAGGGAAGACCAACCCTGTTGCTCGACCTCGAAGTCCTTGAATCTTGTTCTTGTACATCTTAGTCCCAAGAGGTACTGAATCGATTTTCTTTTGAACGTCCTTATCACTCAAAGACTTGTTATCTTTAAACGTAAAGAACCAGTATCTCCATTTTGGATTGTGTCGTTCTTTCAAGTCAGCCATAATCTCACGAGGAACATCACTCTCGTATTTCTTATACGGTCTTGAACGATTGATGAATTCCTTGTACACAGGTAAATCGGGATTGTCGGGATTCAGAGTCGCCATCAGATAGTCATTACGAGCGGAGACCTCTCGAACGAATTCGATGTTCGCTGTGTTGACCTCATCGATGTACACACATCCATATTGCCCACCAAGAGCGAGTTGCCATTTCTCTTTCGTGTCGTATCCAAGAATGTAGATGATTTTATCCTCGAATTTGATATGGGGGATTTTGTAATCTTTATCACCGTTACCAAAATAAAAAGCATCCCGATGGATGTCGAGGATGCCATTGTCTTGGTTTATTAAGTTCTTCTCAGCAACACCGACCGTCTTTGCTGCAATGATGTGGAACTTCTTCTTGCTTCTTGAGACCATACGCATGAACTTGACTCCAAGCCCCACAGTCGTTTTTCCAGCGGCTGTAGTCAAGTTCCCTCAAGAAAGTCAGCATCCACATTTTCAACAGTGTTGCAAAAATCTAAATATTTTTCAGATAATGGGAATGTATTTTCACGAGGCATTAGACCACCCCCTTAATCAATTGGAAGTTGTAACCCTTCCGATTGACCATTCCATTCAAACCGTTGTACACAGTCTTTTCATCTATCCCAAGAAATTCAGACACTTCCTTTTTCCCTAAGAACTCGCCAATGAGTGCACCGTTTTTATAAACAGCGATTTTTTGTTTAGCTCTTTCATGGCTCACTTTTAAATTCTCATTACACTTTTTACGATAATCAGCATCGTTCAAATATACGTGTTGACTATTTTCTTTAGCTGTGCACCATTCAAGGTTTTTTACGTTGTTATTTTCTTTGTTTAAATCTTTATGATTCACATAATCTTTTCCCGGTATACGTTCTAAAAAAGCCTCAGCAACCAATCTGTGAACAGAGGATACATGAGGTTTTTCGTATTTTATATTCCCTTTTCTAAGATTAACTCTCAAATATCCATTTGAAGCTTTTCTTTGAGAGAGCACTTTTCCTGTTTCAGAGTTTATGACTCTACCTTGATTACTTACTGAATATCTTTCAAATCCTTTTATTGTTTTAAAAACTTCCATAGTTGAATCCTCCAACTCTCTAATTTTATTCTGTTAAACCTTCACCGTGATTCCCAAGTTGACTCACGATGTCATCGAATTTATTTTTAGTTTCCACTTGTGCATTTATATCAACACGATCCGTCCATTCCGTTTTTCTATTCTTCAACCAGAAAATTTGAGCGGTCGTGTTCGGTTTACTGTATTTCTTGATTGTGACTATCTCTCCAGCATTTGTGACAGTTTCTTCTTGATAGTAGTATCCTGTTGCTGTTTTGAAAAGAGCATTTTCAACTTGTCTGTCAGAAACTTCTTTTCCTTGCTTTAAGGCTGCCGAAAGTGTTGGAAATTTCTTTTTCCATTCTCTGAACGTAGAATAAGCAACATTCATATTTTTAGCGATTTGCTCATCAATGAGCCCATCTCGTGCCCAACCTTCAACAAGAATTAAACCCTCGGGAGTTAGCCATTCTGTATATTTTGCCATTTCCAATCACCTCTCTTCTCAGTCTTTTCATTGCATTAAAAAACCTCGGGCGTGGAGGTCCCGAGGTAAAAATAAATAAAAGGAGTTTTCACACATGACTAGATGCTTTCGTTCTCTTACACCTTTTCACACTAATAATATATCACGTTTTTCTCGTGACAAACACCCTTTTCTGTCACTACTAAAATTTTTCTCCTAATTTTACGAGTAAAATCTCACACGCTAGATTGCAAGCGTTCATGATGACATTTCTATTCGTGAAGTGTTTCTTCGCAAGAGAACGATAGTCGTACACATCATCAAAGTAATATTCTGTGACAAATTCTCTTTGTTTATCATCGAGCTCTTCAAGAGTTTCTTCCACACATCGTTTCCAAAAGAGACGATTCTGAATATACTTGTCACTCTCAAATCGAATGAGCTCGTTTTCCGCTGCTTTCGAATTCGTTCCTTTTGCACGGATCCATGAATTCACATCTTCTTCCCTATGGCATAACATATCGAATTTTCTCGATGTGATTTCTCGGTCATAGTATGGATACTCTCTGAATCGAATCTCAGCGATTTTCTTATCTTTCATTCAATCCCTCCATTTCAAGAATTTGATTGAAGATGCTTTTCACTAAACTAATCGGAATATTTGAGCGATTGTTGTATCCATTTACGTTTTTGAATACCGCTGCACTTGGTTTGTTTCCTGTTTTCAAATCCAACCTAACATTCGACTTGAATTTCGTAGGCTTTTGAAGATGATAATCATCATATTGATTATAGTGAACTAGATTATCATACGGGATTTTAAACCCGAGAATTCTGTCAATATAGTCCCATATTCTTGAACGCTCGGGATTCTCAATGACATAATATTTCGGGTTGTATCGTTTAATAATTTGAATCAAGTTGTGAGTACACAATTCACCATTGATTCGTTTGACGATTTGTCTTTCTGGTTTGAATTGATATCGCTCGTAGTCATTGAAGTCTCTGATTGTGAATGGGCTTAGTGGAATTTGTGGTTCGAATAAGCAATCATCCGCTCGTTCTTGTTTCCAACACGCATTCCCTTTGTCCATTGACGATGCAATCGACCATGATTCACAAGGAGGACTTGCAATGATGAGGTCAGGATGAGGGAGCTTGTCAAGAGTCTCATAGAGCTTGTTGTCTCCAAATAAGTATGAATAATCAGCAAGATTCAAGTGAATGAAGTGATTGTTCTTGTTCTCGATGTCCAATCCCACAGAATAGATTGTCATCTTCTGCCCCCCCCTCATTCAGTTCTCGAACTCCTTGAGCGTAGCAGCCATTCCCTGAATCAAACAATGCCCATACAATCATTCAATCAACCTTTCTAATTTATCGACTTGAAATCCCATCCAAGTCTTGTTCGGGTCCCCGAATTCGTCATCAATCACCACGACTGGAAGCGATGTGAATCCATAATGTTTCAAAAGTTCGAACGCTCCTGGATTCGCTTCGATGTCCACATTTTCGTATTTGATTTTGTTTTGTCCGAGCCACATTTTTGTCATCTCGCATTGCATACATCTAGGCTTTGAATAGACTGTCAACATCGGTCAAGCCCTCCTCGAATGATACTCCTGCTAAGTGCACAAAATTGAATGCTGCACTTTTCTTCTTATGATTCGATGCACTTACGTAGTCAAAACACAATACTGTAAAGAAGTTCGTGCTAAATCTTACGTTTGACACATTTTCAAATTTAAGAGTGTCTCCATTTTTTAAAAATACAATTAATTCCATTGTTGTTCCTCCATATCTTTCAAAAAACCTAAATCTCGTTTCATTTCTTTGTCGATTCGTTCTTTGATTTTTTCTCTCACCATTTCGTTTACTACTTCCATACCATATTTATCAATTAAAGCCTTATCCACATATACATCGTAGTAATGCTTAAATGGTGAAAGATATAATTTAGATTCCACAATATTGATTTGTTCGATTCCCAATTGTTCTTTGAGTTGCGGGAAAACCGCCCTCCACAATGCATCGTCAAAAGGGTGATTCTAAATTTAACCTTAACGCTCAACGATGTTGTCGTTTCATCCATATTTCATCCTCCTTTATATCTAGCGTCCGTTTGCTGCATTCCCATACTTCTCTATACGTTTTCCAAAGACCTATATTCTGATATAGAATCACTCCATCTTTTTCTATCGTACATTGTTCGCCATAATATCCATCGACTTCGAGTTCTCCATAAATTTTTCGAGCTTTTTCAATCAAATCCTTGATATTTATTTTCATTTACTCATCCCCAACATATTATTGAACACTTCAATAGTTTTGGGATTTTCCTTCAATTGTTTGCTTAATTTGATAGCATTATCTATCGCCTTCAACGATGTTTCAAATCCAATTAAGAAAGCAAATCGTTCATCGTAGCTCATCTCTTCGAGTTGTCCATAGTTGATGTCTTCTTGGAATTGTTTCAACGCTCTGTCATACATAGACATGTCCTTGTACTTACAATGCGCAATAATTAAGTAATGCACATCGTCCATCAATTTTTCGAATTCTGTTTTCTCTTTCATTCTTAGTCCTCCTTATTTATTCGTGTAATATTCGCCACAATCTTGTCTCTTGTTTGAGAAGTGAGCGAATACGGATCTCGCATGAATTTAGTCAACGATGTCACACTAACGTGCATATCATGAGCAGCTTGAAGCATCTTATCGCTTGAATTCCCAATGACACTATACAGATAAGTGATAACATCTCCATAATCTTCAAGATACTGTTTGGACATCACTTTTCGTTTAAGTCTTTCTTGAGATAAGTCCTTGATGATAGAGCCATCAATTTTGTTTGCTTGGATAAAATCCAACGCTTCTTTGATTGTGAGGAAGTGCATTGCTTTCTCAACGTGTTTCGTGAATCGGTGTGTGTAGATTGGATGAGCCTTTGCAAGATATCCTCTCATGCTTGAATAGTCTTCAATGCGTTCGAATAAGAAGTGAGGCTCTTGATTTCTAATAATCATATAGATTTTAATGTCTTCCATAAGCATCTATTCTCCTTTTGATTTCGTTTATTGCATCTAATGTGATGCGATTTTTCCCGTGAACGAAACTCCACACAAGATGATAATTGATGATATTGGAATCTTTGACAAACTCTCCGATTGACATCCCTGTGTCTTTGAAGAATTGAGTGAGTTCTTCTTTCAGGGCTGAGTCTTGATATCTTGGTTTGCTCTTGCTGCGTTGTCGTTGATAGCTTCCTTCTTGTGTTTCTTTCTTCGGTGCATTGAGTCCAATGATTTTCTTGTCTTTTAATCTTCGAACCATTCGAACACCATCAATCTCCACAATCTCGATGTGTTCGTACATGTAAGTTGAACGAGTCCCGTTCAATCCTTCGATTTGATTTGCCATAATTATTCTCCTTATTTCTGATTTTGATTCTTGAAGGCTTCATCGATGTGTTCGAACACCATGAGCATTTGTCTTTTCACGAATGGATGATTCTCGTATTCATCACATAGCTTTCCACTTGATTCAAAGACCCAATTGAAATATTCAACCGAACCGAAGCCCAACTTCTGAGCGACTTTTTCTTGTTCAACAATCCAATCGGCAACCTTATTCAAGAATTCGTGATAATCTAATTTCATTCGAGCTCCTCCAATCGGATATAGATTCCAGGTGGATCCGCATAGAACTTTTCTGAGATTTTAGAGGCGACCTTATTGTCATCTTCCCAAAATCCCAAATCGGTGAGACAATCAAGCAGCAATTTCTCCATGTTGTCCAAATCTGGTTTTGTTCCCTTGTATTGTCCGTTGTATGTTCCATCTTTTAGAGGGAAGCACCATTTGATTGTGAGCCTCACACATCCACGAAGAGGCGTTTTAGGAGCGAAGTGAGAGAAGTGTGCCATATACTTCGCTCGAGCCTGTATGAGCTTAGGAGGTTCATAAAAATGAGGCTTACCATTCCTACAAGTGACTTGCTTTTGTTGATGAGTCGTTGTTGGAATCTTTTCCATGGGAATGAAGAATTCAATCATGATTCCCAACGCCTCTCCACGCACCCCATTGAGGTTCATAGATAACATACCCAGTAGATTTCAATTGCCTGAAAATCCATTCCATGAGTTCGGGCTGTTCTGAAATCCATCGAAGGACTTGAGATTGCGTTGGGTCATATTCTTCATCTGGAAATGTATGATATAAGAGCGGCATATCACGACCGACCTCCAACAATTTTGATTTTTTACGTGCCATAAATTTTTTCCTTTTAAGTTTGTGAAATTCCACACAGACTTTTATTTTTTATTTTTGCTTTTTGTCCATGTATAGAAAGGACAGACAAGGGGGCGGAGTCTAAAGCCCCCTTGCTCTGTTCCTATCATGGACGATGGACGAATCTTCGGACACTTCCCAATTACACCCTCTTAGGGTTATAGGTTGTCTGTCCGTGGACAAAGTCGGTGTCTGACTCCGATTTTGTCCTGTCCAAGTACACCTTTTAGGTTAATTATTTTTATACCGTGGACACGGACAAACTCGGTGTTTTGTCCTGTCTGTCCCGGTGTCTGACTCCGACTTTGTCCTGTCCGAAAATAGGATTTTTTCCGAATTTACTTTTTCAAGGTTACATGTTCACCTTCGAGTTCATACCCATCCAACTCCTTGATTCGTCTCTTGAGAGTCTTCTCAGATATGCCCATATATTCACAAAGTGCCTCCGAAGTGACTGGAGCAACTCCATCATTTAGAGTTGAGTATGCTGTGTCGAATGCAATTTTTCGTTCTTCCTTGCGTTGTGCTGGAGTCATCTTTTCATTGAAATTCTTCTTCCAAGTCTTTTTCCAATTTGGTGTATTATCATCCAACTCGATATCATCGAGGATGCCTGTATCATCCACAATGTGGAGTGGATAACTGAACCAAACATTTCTTGGTTTGAACTTAGCGAACTCTCGAAGTGTCCCATCCACACGCCACGCTGACATCGTTTGAATCTTGCTTGTCTCTCGATTGATAAGCTCATTCGTTTGCCATCTATCTTGGATGTTTACGACAGCTTTCTCGAAGTGATTACGCATTTGATATGGACTTCTTAAGTCATCCATTCCGATGTACTGTTCCATGTATGGTCGATTCATACGATTGATAGCATCCTTGTAGATGTCGCAAGCCAATTGGTCGCATCGTTGTTGGATAATCTCATCCGTGAGCTCTAATTCCACTAAATCGACAAGGGCATCGGGGTCCCGAGCGAATACGCCTGAGCCACTTGCTCTATCCATGGACTTCTTGCCACCTTGTGCCCCTTTTGAGTGGTGGTGACAGTAAATGACTGAACATCCAAGCTCGGTCGCAACTTTGTCAAATTGATTCGTGAAGTGAGCCATCTGATCCGCACTATTTTCATCCCCTGTGAGTACCTTGTATATAGGGTCGATAATCACAGCGATATAGCCTTTCTTGTGGGCTCTTCGAATCAACTTCGGTGCAAGCTTGTCCATTGGTACTGTCTTCCCACGTAAGTTCCATATATCGATATTAGATACATTTCGAGGCTCGATGCCCATTGCTGCATATACATCCTTGAATCGATGCAAGCATGAGGCTCTATCAAGCTCGAGATTCACATATAGAATCTTTCCTTGAGTGCATTCCCAACCGAACCATTGAGAGCCCTCAGCGATTGCGATTGACATATTGATGAGCCCGAATGACTTCCCAGCCTTAGAAGGTCCCGCAATCAACATCTTGTGACCTTGTCTAAGTACGCCTTTTATGAGTTCGGGAGCAAGCTCGGGCATATTGTCCCAAGTCTCGCTAAGTCCTTCAGGATCCGGCAAATCATCGTTCAAATCTTCAATATATTGATACCAATCATCCCAAGACTTGTGACCGATGTTTGTGTCAATGATGAATTGTTTCTTTCCATCCCTAATGAATCCAGGAAGACGACTCAATCGACTTGGATTCTTGTTTTGTTCGTCAACATTGAGCCCGTTCTTCTTACAAATTTTGTATAAATAATCAACACGCTTCTTGTATTCTTCTTTGTTTGCTGCTTCGATTCGTACAATTGCATGGATGGACTTGCCACCGCTATACACGAGTGTTGCAATTGGAAATTCAAGCTCTCGCATGATTGCGTTTTGCTTTTCTAAGTCCATGTTGTCCGATTCTACAAGGGCGTAGCGATAACTTGCGACATTATCGTTTTTAACTCCTTGCCCATCCATTGGGTTGAATCGCACCCATGCTCCTGCTTTCTCGTTGTAATCGCCTAAGACCTTGCCAATGTCTCCACCGCATCGTTCAAGCTCGTCAATGAGCTTCCCTGCGGTTCTATCGTATGACCCTCGTTGTGGAAGATATTTCTCAATTTCTCCCGTCTCAGCGTTTGTCTTAGCGTATGATTGAGTGGAATATGCCACGATGTCATCTGATTGGAATAATGTATCCAAGTAGCGAATAATCTCTTGCACAGGATTCCAATTGTTTGGCTCATGGAATTCCTTTCCGTCAATCCACGCTTTGTCAACGAATTTGTAGTCGTTGTCATATTGAATCGAAGAATCCCACTCGAGGACTCCTCTTCCATCATCATGAGCTTGAGAAGGATTGAATCCTTGCTCGACAGCCATGTGGAAGATTGTGCCTCCCGTGACTGGAGAGCCTGTCCCTTGGAACGTATCCCATTTTCTGTAACATTCCCCGGGATGATATCGTCCCGAATCTCGAGCCGACCATGATTCCCAGTCTGATGCTGAATAGCCTTCATGTTTGAGAGCCATTCCCACATTCACCCATTCTTGGTAATTGAGCATTGAGGGGTCGATGTATTCTAATAATTCAAGTAAGTTGTTGTCTTCCACTCAATCACTCTCCTTGATAAGTATGGACATCGATGTTGTGAGGAACTCTCCAACCGTTCGCAGCAATGCGATTGATGAGCTTAGATGCTGCTTCAAATTGCCACATTCCTACATTTCGAAATCCATAGCGTTCTAATAATCGAATTTGTTTTGGTGTTGTTAAGCCTTCATTTTGGCGTTTTGATAGGCGGTCAAGAATCTTCTGAGCCTTCCCAGCATTGCCAATCTCATCGGGCATGATTCCGAGTCTTTCTAATGTTTGAAGTTGCTTGTCCGAAGGTGGGCTCATCTCCCATCCGAATGATGGGACATAGCTCGTGAGGTCTTCAGCGTGAATCGACATTTCGAACTGTAACGGATCCACAAGCTTGCGTTTGCGTTTTCGCATCTCAGCGAGTTGTTTCGCAAGAGCTTCTTCACGTTGAGCTGTGACATCTTCTTTTGCCACTTCTTCTAATTCAAGGAGTTCGAATTCTGCTCCTGTGTTCTCTTCAGTACGTTCAACCATCGCTTTCGCAACTTCCTCATTCTCAGCGATAAGGTGCGCTGGACGACACAATTCATGCTTCTCTGTATGCCATAAGAAGTCGAGGAGCAATAGATGTGTCTTCCCGGGATGCAATCTCGTTCCACGCCCTACCATTTGAGAATAGAGCGAGCGAACCTTTGTTGGTCGAAGTACGACCACACAATCAACTGATGGACAATCCCATCCCTCTGTAAGAAGCATTGAATTGCATAAGACATTGTATTTTCCGTTCTCAAAATCCTCGAGGACTTCCGCACGGTCTTTGGATTCTCCATTGACTTCCGCAGCTCGAAATCCTTTCGAATTTAGGATGTCTCTGAACTTCTTAGATGTATTCACTAATGGAAGGAATACGACTGTCTTCTTGTCCTTGCAATGCTCCATCATCTCGTTTGCAATTTGTTCCAAGTACGGGTCCAACGCATTCCCAACATCACTCGCTTTGAAGTCACCTTGTGACATCGAAACACTCGAGAGGTCGAGATTCAATGGGATTGTGAGTGCCTTGATTGGGCTCAAATAACCTTCCTTGATTGCTTGTGGTAGTGTATATTCGTAGGCTAGCGAGTCGAAATATGTCCCTAGATTACGCATATCACCACGGTCGGGAGTTGCTGTAACTCCTAGAACATTCGCACTATCAAAATGTGAGAGCACACGTTGATATCCATCAGAGATGCAATGATGAGCTTCATCCACCACAATCGAGTCGAAATGGTCTTTCTCGAATTTTGCGAGTCTTTTTGGTTGCTGCAAGGTTTGAACGGATCCAACGACAACACGATTCCATGAGCCAATACTCGTTGAACTTGCTTTCTCGAGCGATGTTTGAAGTCCTGTTGACTTGAACAGTTTGTCACTCGCTTGGTCTAGTAGTTCAGAGCGGTGAGCTAGGACGAGAACTTTCTCGCCCATTCTCACTCGGTCTTCGATTACTTTTGCGAACACAATTGTCTTTCCGCATCCTGTTGGAAGGACTAGAAGAGTCTTCTTGCGACCTTCTGCCCATTCCTGTTGAATGGACTCACGAGCCTCTTCTTGATATTTTCGTAATTCCATTCAATGTCCCTCCTTTTAGAATGCACCCCAAGACGGTTGTTGTTGTTGTTGAGCTGCTTGTTGTTGGAATTGTTGTTGTGGTTGTTGTGAACGATTCAATACTTGATTTGGGTTCACATCTTCAGGATATAGCATCGCTTTTACTTCGTTGTATTCGTTGTCGTTGTATTTACGAATCCCAACTTTGCACACGCCACGAGCACCGATGATTGTTTGCCAATTCATTTTTAATGGTTCGCCTTTTCGTTTTTGTCCAATCGCCCCAAAGAATGCTGACAACATTCCTTCTGTGCTTGAGTGTAAGAATAGATTGTGTTTCAATTCTGCTTTACCTTGTGGAGTCACAATCTCGATACTTACGACAGCTTTTGGACATGCTGGGAGTTTCCCTGGATTTTGTGGATTTGGTGTGTGTCTTTGTCGTTCGAATCCTGTGACTGTGAACTCGTAGAGTCCCACAGGAAGCAAGATGAATGTTGAGTCTTGTTGGATAGTGTCGTCCCATCCAAATTCACGTTCGAAGTTGTTGTTGTATTCTGTCATAATTATTTACCTCTTTCTTATATGTTATTTGTTTGTATTTTCAATTGATTTCAAAACATCAGCCCAATTCGTCACCATGAACGCCCAATATTCTTGTGGGAAGTTCTCGATTGGTGTGTCTTGTGGGAAGTGCCCTTTCTTGAATGCTACTTCTTGAAGCATCTTCGGAGTGACTGAATTTTGAAGCATCAAGTCCTTCAATGATTGTGGAATAGAGTCTGGTATATTGATTGGTTCTTTAAGAGGGAACGGATCTCCTTGAGTTTCTGCTCCACTCGTTCCTGCTGGGATAACTTCATCAACTGAGGGCACTTGCTCAATTTTTGGTTCGCTCACTACTTTTCCAACGCCCACGTTTTGAGGAGTTACAGTCTCAACAGTTTTTTGTTTACTTGATTCAAAAATGTGTGCAATAGCAGCGAAGTCCATTGGGAGTTCATCTGGAAGTCCATGACGATTCTTCGCATCCCACGCTGGGTGATGTGTCGTGTACATCACACGTTGTCCGCCTGTTGCTTTCTTCTTCTTCGTTTCTGATGTCATCACCATCGTCTTGTAATTACAGAATAGAAGTAAGTCGCACCATTCTTTGACAACTGGAGCGGTTTGAGAACTTGTTTTCTTTCCTAGTTTTAATTCGTAGCGGTCGTATGCTCCATCTTCATCGGGTTGTTCGAACTTGCGAAGTTGAGAATGTGCGGTCAAGACCACGTTGATGCCAATGTCCACTAATTCTTGAAGCTTATCTAATAAGCGACCCATTTCTTCTCGAACATACGTGTATCCATTCCCATAACCGAAATCTTCGATTCCTCTCTTGCCATGCATCGAGCATACATTCTCGATTGCCAATGATTCAGCCCAATCGATGGTGTCGATTACTAGCGTTTTGCAAACTGTGGGGTTTGCTTTCACGAATGCGATTTGATTCATGAGCATCGTCCAACTTGTTGGTTTGTCCATACGCTTGACATCCATGTTCGATGTCGAGCCTTCTGTGTCGATAAATAATGGATTCGGGAATTGTGCTGCGAGTGTTGACTTCCCGATTCCTTCGGTCCCGTAAATCACTACACGTTGGGCTCTTGCTTGTACTCCTGATGTTATATTCATGTGATTTCTCCTTTCTTATCCTTAAAACTTCCAAGTGTTCGTTGGTTCTGTGTCTTGGAATGGTGTGATTGTGTCTGATACGACATAGCCATCCTCGATGATGATTTGGCATTCCTCTCCACTAGACACTCGAGTTGCAATGGCTTGAAGCCCTTCAGATTCCAACCATTTGCCAAACTCGTTCAATGTTGGAATGTCCATTTGTTCGAGCTTATCCAAGAGCACAAATCCACACTCTGGTTTCAACTTGCGAACGATTGCGGTTGATACTCTTAATTGTTGAGAGCCACTCATGTTGTCCCATTTTTGCCCCTCGAAGACGAGTTCACCATCTTCCACAGAAAGTCCCGCCAATGGTAAGTCCGCACTATCGAGTAAGCTTGTGCGTTCGTCTCGAACATCTTGGATTTGTTTCGTTAATTGGTCATATTGAGAACTGTATTGCTTCGCATCTTCTTCAGCTTTCTCTTTGTCGAGATTTGCTCGAACCTTGCGATTGATTTCTTCGATGTTTGCGATTGAGTTTTCAATCTCTTCAGTCGATTCATCCACTAGGTCTTCAATTGACTTGTTCGCTTCGATATAGTCGCCCATGAGCTTCTCGTGAGTCGCTTCTTCTTGAGCAAGTTGTTCTTTCAATTGTTTCAAGCGAGATTCTGAGAGATGCAATTGAGAGCGAATCTCTTCTCGATTTTGGCGTTTTCGAGCATTCTCACCGTTTCGTGCAAGAATCTCTTGTTGTTCGTGAATCAAGTCCGAAATGCTTACTAATTCATTCGGAGCTTCTGGAAAATGAGGTTGTTCGGCTGCATATTTCTTTTTTTGATCCGCAATCTGTCCGATTGTTCTTCGCTCGTTGTATAATCGCTCTTCTTTACGGTCTAGCTCCCACAATTTATCACCCACTCCAATGATTTGAAGAAGCGTGTTCGCTTTATCCTTTGAGCTTGATTCGATGAATTTTGGAAGGTTCAAAGCGAGTTCTTCCACGAATGAATCAAGCAATTGTTGCCCTGCTTTTTGTCCGCTTGGATCCGTAACTTTCAAATCTGAATTCTTGCCCTTACGTTCCACAATGAGTCCATTTGATAATTCCAATCGAAGTGTTGGAGGATTCATGGACCCGTCACGAGCTGGTTTGCTTGGTTTGTACTTATTGCCACCCAATGCCCAAGCAATGGCATCTAGGACACTTGTTTTTCCTTGATTGTTATTTCCACCGAGAATTGTGAGTCCGTTTGATGTAGGCTCGATTGTGACAGCCTTGACACGCTTCACATTCTCGATTTCTAGTTTGTTGATTTTAACTGTCATCTATTGATTTCTCCTTATTTTATTTTTATAATGTAGTTAGTTAGTTGTGAAAGTCGGTGATTGTTTCATCGGCTTTTTTCTTGTTATATTCATCAAGGTCTTCTTGCATACTATCTCTTAATTGTTTGAGTGTTTCTTTATCAAATTCCATTCCTAATAGTTCTCCCATCTTGAAGCTATTCGCTAAACTTCTCAACGCTTCGAAACATTCGTCAAAACTTGACTCACTCGTACACAAGGCATCTAATACCTTTATTGATACCTTCACCTTTCCAACCATTCCTTCATCTATTTCAACGTTAAACATTTATTTTTCCTCCTTTACTTTCCAAGTATCCTGAAAATCGGGCTCCACATACTGCCCACTTCTTATCAAATTTACTTTTGATTCGTGCTGCTCGACCGCCTTCCCTACCAAGAGCACGATACTCATCATTGCGATAATGAGCCCAAACGATAGGATGTACCATTGCAACATCCATCTCATGAGTGGAATGAATCGCACTCTTGTTTTTCTTTTTCGTCTCATCGTTTTCTCCTTTTTTGTGTTTGATTCATTAACAATATCTTTTTTTAAAATCTTTCTTATCTTCCATGAACATATGCAGAATTCTTACATTGTGTTCTGTTAAGCCGTTTTTCATAATATTCATAACAGTTTTAGATATTGCTTCATCATAAGCTTCAAGATATTCATCTCGTAATTCGTCTGACATTTTTTCGTTTTTTTGTTCCATTATGCCAATCTCCTTTCGAATTCTGTTCTTGTCATCTTGGTCCCGTATCGATTCGCCCAATTGATTCCTTCAAGCTCGAGGAATCTTTCGAACAATTCGATGTTGATGTTTACATCGTTTCGTGAGATCCGCACATAAGCATCAGCATATTCGCTCGCTTTGATTCGATTCACGATTGTTTTCCACTTGGATTCCGTGTTGTATCTTGGATACATTTCTTGGAATTCTTTTTTTGAGATGATTTTCTTACTCATGTTACCTCCTTTATCTCAGACTGAGATATTTTTAATTAAAAAAAATATCTTCTACACTTTTACCTAGTTCACGAGATATGATGTCCATTTCGTAATCTTTAAACGGAAACTCTCCCGCCTCCTTCTTCTCATATTGTCTTCTGTCTAAACCGATTAGATTTGCCATGTAACCAGTTGTAAGTTCTCGTCCTAATCGTTCTCGTCTTAGTTCCAATTTTGGTTTCAAGTGTTTCTTCTGCAATCTTTTTTTGTCGGTCATCCGCTCACCTCCTTTCATGTGTTTTAGGTCTTGAATCAACCTTGTGACACTAATATATCTCATGTTGAGATATTTGTCAACACTTTTTATCTCTTTTTGAGATATTTTTTTTGCATTTTTTATCTCATCCTTTTATAATGTTATCAAATCAAAGAAAATGGAGGTTTAAACTCATGAACATTTTAGGCGAATCAATAAAACAATTGAGATTAAAAAATAATTTAACTCAAGTTGAGCTTGGAAAAATGACGGGTTTTAAGCAGAACACAATTTCTCAACACGAAAAAGGGAAAAGAGATATTGATGAAGAAGATATATTGAAGTATTGTCGTGCTCTTGGGATAAGTCCACAAGATTTATTTGATATGAGCAGCAACAAGCGAACTTCAAAAGAGTTATCAATAATCTACAACAAACTAGACTCCAACCGACAATCTAAAGTATACGAATTCGCTTCGCATCAATTAGATGAACAAAATGGAATCCAAGAAGAAAAAGTGGTTTACCTCGTCCGTGGTCGTCAATCTGCTGCCGGATCCATGATACATGTGGATGATGTTGATGCAGAGATGGGCGTTCTTCCCTCTTCTATCGTTCCAAACGGTGCGAATGAATTGGTTCGAATCACAGGTGATTCAATGGAACCGCTCATCAAGAAAGGCTCTGAAGTATATCTAAGATATCAACCAACAGTAGAAGAAGGTGAGATTGCTATTGTGAGAGTTGAAGATGATGGAGTTACATGTAAGTATCTCTATCGTGATGGGAAGAATGTGATTCTCAAATCTGAGAATCAAAAGTATGAGGACATAGTTGTGGATGCTGAGAAAGTATCTGTCATTGGAAAGGTTCTTTTATAGGAGTGATAATTTATGTATATGGAAGAAAGAATCGAAAAAAGCAGCGGTAAAATCCGTTATCGATTCAAAGAGGAATACTATGATCCGAGATTTGATAAGTGGAGAGTAAAATCCATAACGATGGATAACAAAACTCGTGAGACTAAGAAGAGGGCAAAAGAATGGCTTGATAATGCTATACAATTAGAACTTGGGAATACTGTGACAGATAGTAGGACACTCCATTCCGTCATAGAGGAATACAAGAAAATATATAAGAAGAACGTAAAACGAACCACATTCTTGTCCGTTGAGACACAATACCAAGAATTTGAAGAATTCATTGATTCAAATAGAATTATCACTACAATCACAACTCAAGACTTGAATCGTTTTTTTGACTATCTATTGTATACAAGAAATATCTCGAACGCCACCACATCGGCTTATAAGTCACGTTTGAATAAGTTGTTCCAATACGCTGTGAAAAATGGATACATTGAAACGAATCCAATCGAATCTTGCATCATCGAATATAAAACCCGAACAGAATCCAAAAAGAACCCCGATAAATTCTTAGAGGATGACGAATACAATCGTTTGATTGAATACACTCGCAAACTCAATCTAAGATATGCAATGCTTTTCGAATGGATGTACATGACGGGGATGCGAGCTGGTGAAGCTCTTGCACTAACTTGGGACAAGATTGACTTGGATTCAAATCCACCAGTTGCACACGTATCTTCAACGCTAGAATACCACAAATTGAAAATCAAGGATGTTTATGCGAGCACTTCTCCAAAAACGACCGCATCGATCCGTTCGGTCTCGCTCCCAAATAGATGCATCGAGATTCTTGCTCAAATTGAAGAATTAGAGGGCAACAAGCAAGGATTCATCTTCACCACATCCAAACACACCCCAATATCAATCACAGCTATAAATACGTTTTTAAGGACACATAGAGAACGCATGGGAATCGACAAGAACATATCAACCCACATATTCAGACACACGCATATCTCGAAGCTTGCTGAGATGGGATTGCCGCTCTATTCAATTCAAGCTCGAGTTGGACATGACAATAGTCAAGTGACTGAATCTATCTATTTGCATATCACGAAGAAGATGAAAGATGAAGTGTATAGTGCAATCCAAAATATGTGAAAAGCTTCCTCCCATTTTCCTCCCACGAGTTAAAATCCTCCCAAAATATCAAATTACGAAAAATAGACAAAAAGAAAAAAGCCTTGATATATCAAGGCTTTTCGTATGCTTATTATCGTCTACGCTCTTGAATTCGAGCTGCCTTACCACGTAAGTTACGGACGAGGCATTGGATATTTAATAAAGTTCAAGAAATGAATTTTTGTTGTTATTATCGCATTTTTGAAGTTTATTTTCTCGTTTAAAATTGATTTGATGTGTGTTGCTTGTCATAAAATTCCTCCCATTTCCCTCCCATGGGCAAAAAAATAAAGCCTACCCCGAAAGGTAGGCTCATTTTTTATCCTTCAAAATGCATTGCACCGTTCTCGTCTACATAGACAGCAGCACGTTCCAACATTTCACCATTTCCATTGAAATAGTAGAACTTGTCACCAATCTTGCGAACTTCCTTGGATACCATGTCCCCGTTTGATTCGTTGCAATAGTACCACTTGTCGAAGTATTGAATCCAACCTGTCTTCATCTCTCCGACATTGTTGAAGAAGTACCACTTGCCACCGATGTTGTGCCATCCGATAGCCATGTAGCCTCCAGGCTTCAACCAATACCAAAGCCCTTGTTCATCTTGATACCATTGATTTTCAAGAGCATATCCGTCTTTGTTGAATCTGAACCAGTTTCCATCGATATTCTTCCATGTGCTCATTGGATATGTGCCATCTTGATTCTTGAAGTACCAACCAACAGAATCTTGAATCCATCCTTCTCGTTGGACAGGTGTGCTCGTATCGGATCCATAAGGGAATCGAATATATCCAACCATCCCAGCGTATGAGCGTGTGTTGAATCGAGCGGGACCACCAACCTCAAGGAAGTCCCAATTACCATCGATATTTTGTTCAATAGTCTTCAGAGTATATCCATCAGAATCTTCAATGACGATTCCTGTGTGACCGTATGGGCTACCTGGAACGGACATCACAAAGATGTCTCCAGCCTTAGCGATTACGCCATCACCTTCATAAATCACTTCAAATCCTTGTGCTTTTGCTGAATCGAGCAAGTCAATGGCATTGCCCCAAAGCCATTTTCCAAAATAGTGGTATGAGATATAAGCTGGGATGTCAGCACATTGGAATCCATACATTTGGTCGTTATCCACGCCACTCCCAATCTTTGCCAAATACACAATAAAATCAAGTACTTCTCTAACTGTTGCCATTTATATATTCCTCCTTAAATTATGGTAATGTTGTCGGCCAAGGTTCGCTCGTTAAATACGTAATCAAGCTCACTCGAATATCTCCGATGTCACGGTCTGTCGGTACGGGGTCGATAAATTGGAAGCGTAACATGTTACTGTCTCCAGCCCCTCCCAAATACCACGTTCCATATGGTATTCCCTTGTCGTTGTATATTCCTCCAATGAGGGAAGCCTCAGAGCGAAATCCTTGAGGAACGCCATTTAAACCTAAAATGTAACAATTTCGTTCACGGTCTGACCCTTGAACTTGATAACCTGCACCGCCTCTGCGAATAACACCGAACCAACCCCAACTTAAACCGCCAAATTGGTATATAATCGTGTCGTTTTTTCTGCGAATTTTTAAGAATGAACCGCCCAACTTTGAAACGATTGGAAGTGTACGCCAACCCGTGTCACCAGTCAGTACCTCCCATCCTTGATTGTCGTTGCCTCGTCTTTTTATCCATTTAAGAGCACCGTTTGTGACTGCTGTATCCACATAAGTAGTTCCTACTGGTGCAGTAACTTTTCCGTTAGGCATTCCTGTCCCATGGATTTCATATTCATTCACTTGACCGCCTGTGTTTGATGCTGTTGCGGTTGGGAGCGTAATGCTTCCACCACCATCAGACAGAGTCACCACGTTCCCAGCGATGCTCAACTTTTGTGGAATGCCCACGCCATCTCGACCATCTCGACCGTTTTCGCCTTTAGGACCCGTTGCCCCTTGAATACCTTGCGGACCTCGTTCGCCTGTATCACCTTTTTGACCTGGTTGTCCGTCTTGACCTCGTTCGCCTGGAATACCTTGTAAGCCTTGCTGACCGTCCGCCCCTCTTGGTCCCGTCAATCCTTGCGGTCCTATCGGTCCACGCTCACCAGTTTCACCCTTGTCACCTTTCGGTCCGGGTGTTAAGACAATGTTTTGTAGTTCTTGTTTGGTTGCAAAGTTGCTCGTGTCGATTTCGGGCTTGCTCTCTAGAGCCGATATACGTTGTTTTAGAGGCTCGTCATTGTAGATGGTATCTTTATCCGTCTTTTGTTCTAAAGCCTCAATTTTGCTCGAAATTTGCGAAATCTCGCCACGCAACCCACTATCGTCATACGTTCCACCTTGTGCTTTAATTTTGGCGAACAGTTCATCAAGCTCTTGCTTAGTCACAATACTATCAACATCCACAATTCGCCCCGTTTTGCGTTCGATTAGTGGTGTTTCCTGAGCTCTATCAATTTCACTAACTCGTACATTAAATACAAACGAATATACATCCATTGATTGTTCTACTTTTTCAAAATAGATATAGCCCACAACAGGTTCATCGGTAGTGATTAAAGAACTATCAAAAGGAACTGTAATCGTGTTGCCCTCAATTGTAGCCTCAACTGTTTTGTATCGTTTCGTGTACTTAAAATAAAATAAGCAAAGAACTTTCGAGGCTGTCAGTTCATCGGTCGTGAACTTGAATGTTGCTGTCCCCTTGTCCTTGCTGTAAATCTCATGCTTTAACCTTTCAACGCCTCTACTCGATGATGAAATGGTTAAATGTTTATTGATTATTTTCTCCATACGTTCCTCCTTTCAAAATAGAAAGAGGACTCGCAATGAGCCCTCTGTGGATCCGTATTCTTAGCCTTCAATCTTTTTCAATTCATTGAATCCATTCACGACAGATTCAATCAATACTCTCTTCGATGCATCATCCAAGTTGATTCCAGCTTTTTCAAGTTCCTTCGTTAAGTTGTCGAATGCTGTTTGGAATTTGTCTTGACTTGCATTTTGCACATCCTTGAAGATTTGTTCCACAGCGTTCACAACTGTGGAAGCGATAGATTTTGCAAGCTCGTAGTTCTTAGCATCTGTTTTAGCTTTCAATTCTGTCGCCTTTGTTTGGATAAACCCTTTCAATCCTGTGAATGCTAGTCCTACTAATACGACTAATACGCTCACGATTCCATTGATGATTGTTGCTTGTAATTGTTCCATGTTCATTCATCCTCTTTCTTTTCGATTTCTATTTCGATTATTTTTTTGAATTTCTTTTCTTGATTCTTTCGCATTTGGTTGATGTATGGTCTCAACGCTTCGGGGAATGGTAAGCCCAACGCTTCCCAGTTCTCCATCAACGACCCCACATAACTCATAATAAAGAATAGACATGTGGTTATCCCTATCTCTCTATGATTGAGAGCTCTAGCGTATAGGGCAACTATCGTGACTACTAATACAACAAGAATGTGTCTGAGTAGCCCATTTGTGCTCGTTTTACTATCAAATTTTTTTAGTTTGAAAGCTTTAATGTATCCAGAGATTACATCGAAGAAAATCAACCAGAATAAAATTTGAATATACGGACTTTTGAATAACGAGTGTAAATGTTCTACAAGTAACTTGATTTCTAGATCCGCCATCATCGTTCCATGACCTCGATGGCTGTTGCTAGAGTATTGATTTCTTGTTGTTTGGTGTTGAGGTCTCGACTTTTAAATTCGATTTTGTCTTGCAAGTTTTGAGCTTGTTGCTCAAGCTTTGATTTGTCAATCGAAAATGTATAGATTTCTTCTTTTGCAACCTCAACTTCTTTTTCTAGTTGAGTCTTGCGAGTTTTTGCTTGTTCTAAATTCATTTTTACATCTCTCCTATATCTTGAATGAAACATCGTCTAAATTTAACCATTTAGAGTCAGCATTCGAGCGTATTATCATATTTCCGCTAGGCTCAATTGATACAATTACAATTCCATAATTGTTATTCAATCCTTTTTTATATACTGTTTTAGTAGGTCTGAACCCTTGAGGCAATGTCAATACTGTCGTATTATATTCTGCATTTCCTCCAGTTCCCGTCCCTCTCAAAATTACAACATTATCCATAGTCTTAGAATATTGTATCGGCCCATCGCTTTGATGATGTCTCCAATTGGATTTTAAAGTTGCATTTTGCCACCCGATTGATGAATCTCCCGGGATGAATGCCACCCATGGATGCCATCCTGTGACGGGTGTTTTTCGTCTCATATAGATGGCGTTGGCATCATACGGTGTATATGTTTGCATCACGTAATTCTCATCGCTTGGATGTGTATTCACTTGGATATATCCATACAATTGAGAACCCGTCAAATTAGAAGGAAGGTCGCTCATCCCATGCGAATAGAACATCCCAGTCTTCATCAAATCATTTGCGGATCCTGTCATTTTTATAGACTTACCATCAATTTGAGTAAGCCTTCCGACTTGCACAAGTTCATTGTGTGAGTAGATGTCACCCTTCGCATCTATTGTGCCTCGTTCCCAAATCTTCCCGAATCCTGTCCCTTTTGGAGTTCTACATTGAACCACTTCTTCAGGACCCACGATTGGAGCGGTGAATGTGAAACTTGCATAAGCATCTGAGATTGTTCCTTCGACAATCCAAGCCTTATCAGCTGAGAACGTTCCAAACAAGTCCGCATTCGAATTTGTAATCGAGTTGATAACCCTTGAATCAATTCCTCCGCCCTTGTTATCCGTAAAATAACCATCAGAAGCCGGCTTGACTTTGAATTTCAATCTCATTGGGTTCTTTTGAACACCATCAATCATCAGAGGTGCAATTCGTGCTGTTCTTCGGACGACAATCGTTTGTTGGTCTCCACCACCTCGCACAGCCTCAAATGATAGTATTGGAGTGAAGTATTGAAGCACCTTGATTGGAACTGTCACAACATTGGACTTGAGACCTCGACTATCGATGACATACGCTTCGACATTGTAATCGCCATAATTCTTGAAGAATTGGAATGTTCCACCATTCGAGGTGATTGCCATCTTTTGTCCTACTACTTCAGCATAGAAGTTCTTGATTGTGGATCCGTAAGTGCCCTCCATCCCTTTGAAAGTTCCGACCATTTCAGAAAACGTTTGGACGAATGTATTCTTGCCCACAATGTCTTTGGTCGCTTTCGCTTTGTCGGTCAGTTCAATAGTTTGGAGTTTAGGTTGCGTATTCGCTGGTAGTCCTATATACCACCCGTTGCTATACTCATCACGCCCAATTTGATTCTCACCATCGAATGTACGGACACAAATATCAAACGTGCTCGAAATCACGTTGACATTAAGTCTTGCGTTCTCAGGAGAAGGCGTGAATTTGACAGTCGTTCCAATATTCTTGCCAAGTTCAATCCAATCAGAGCCCCATACCTTGTACCAAACTTGGTGCGTGAAGTTCTCGACCTTACGTTCAATGTTGATGGTCAATTCCTCTCCAAGAGCTCTCTTTCCTTCGACTGAAGCAATAGTTGACATCCTTGGAATCTTCTTGAACGTTTCCGTGAAGCTAGTACTTAATTTTCCAACGTACCAACCATCATATGTGATTCCTTCTGTTGAACCCGACCACATAGAGATTTTTCGAGTCGCTGAGCCATCATCATCGTGATAAACTCGGAAAGTTAATCGACCAAGAGATTTTTCTGAACCAGCAATAAACAAGTCTCTAATTTTTACATATTGAGTATCACCAGCAAATTGAACGCCTAAATACGCTCCGTATGTTGGGTCGAATTCGATACGATAACCACCGTCATCATTCCCAATCCATAGGTCGATAGCGACATCCGAATAGTTTTCAGCAATATTTTGAGATAATAGAGTCACGTTATATCTTGAGTATACGTGCCAGTTACCATTGAAATATGTTTTTCCCATCGTCTACCTCCTTCCTACGGTCCTACGTATCGAATTACGTTATATTTTGGGTTTACATTGTATTGAGATTCCACATAGTATCCAATTTGAATTGATTTAGTGAACACCCCATTGTCGATGTGAATTACACCTTGAGAAATGCTCATGACTTCTCGACCACCACTCATCATCGAAATTCGATTTTCAGATACAAGAATCGAGCTATCCCCTTGAGGATTCCCAATCGAGAGCCCTTCATTCCCGAATTTCATATTGCGGTCGATTGCGTTCCAAATAGCTGTCATAGAACCTAAGTCGTTTTGAATCCCAATCATGCGTTGAGAGAGCGACACAAGGTCATCTTGTGCTTGTTTTCTGTCTGATTCGTTCGTCTTGACGAATGCTTCATATTTAGCCTTCCACTCTAAGACCGTCTCGAGAGTCGCTTTTGCTTTCATCTCTTGCATCATTACCAATTGTTGGTCTTGTAGATGTTTCAATTGGTCTTCTGTGATAAGCTTGTCCGCCTTCATCTCGAGCTTTGCTTCGACTTCCTTGATTGGCTTCTTGAAATCTTCGACATTTGACACATCGAAGTAGATTTTGCCATCTCGAACTTCCATGATTGGCTTGCTGCCATTCGTGATTGAGATTCGGTTCAAATCGAGCGAGCCCGCTGTGATTTGTCGTGCGTTGATTTCTAATGATTGAATCAATCCAGCACTAATCTTCTTCGCAATCACTTCATCGGTCGTGATGGTCTCGATAATCTTGTTTAAATCAGCGGTGTCCACCTTACGGATCCATTGACCGTCCACACGTTCATACATGATGGCATATCCACCACTTGGTTTCATCCATTTGTCGCCCTCTTTAGGGTTGATAGGCTCAGCATCGTCCAAATACAAGCGGCCTATCTTAGTTGTAAGGCTCTCAATGTAATCAAGCTTTTCTTGGACGGGTCCACGATACTTGTATTGTGATTGAGATTGACCCGATTCTTTTGCGTTGGTCTTCGAACTCAATCCACCATCAAAAGTGATGTGATGCGAGAACACAGGAATGTCGAATCGTGTATTCTCCGAACCCCAGTAAACTGATACCCAGTCACCTGGTTCGGTGTCGATGTCGCCACGCCATGATAATTCGTAAGGATAGAAGCTCAAATCTCTGTACTTGTTGTACAATCTATCGAGCAATTGTTGAGTCATCCATGGATTCTTGAGAACCATCTTGTTCCCCGAGCGATTCCCAGCCACAATCTTGGTCTTATCGACAGTACATTCAATAGAGCCAAGTTTGTACTTGATTTCGTCTCGAACCAATCCAGTTGCACCATATTGACTTCTCGTGATTTGTTTCGTTGTAGCCTTCAAATCGATAAAGTCAAGCTTTCCATCACGATTGAATCGTGCGAATGTTCCATCCAATTGAGCGAGATACATGATGGCATCTCTGAATGTTGTTTTCTCTAATTTGGTCTTAATGGACACATCTGGGAGATTGATTGCATCACTCACAGGGATTCCAGTCATCGTCACGATTTCTTGGAATACTTCTCGTGAACTTGATGGATACGAGAGTTTGCTATCGTACTGTCCAAGCAATCTCACGAATTCATCTTGAAGCTTTAATTTTGTAATTTTAGAATTACGGTCGAGCTTGATTTCGGTCACAAAAAAACGACCAAGGGGCAACATTGCCGCTTGACCGTCAATTGTTTGAACTCCGAGGCTCGCTGTTGATGGCATCATCTCCTCAATTCCTTCAACTATCTGATTCAGTTCGATAGATAGCGAATTGATAAATGTTCCACCAGGTACGAACGATGAGCCTCCAGAGATGGAAGCATCATGTTCGATTTTCTTTAGATGTGTTTTGTCATAAGTCTGATTGTTGAGCGTGAATGAGGCGTGAATCACTCGGACATCAGACACAATCGCATCTCTATACTCTTGAGTTGTTTCCAGCATTTCATCACCTCTATTGCTCAATGAACGATGTGGATACATCGTTGTAGTACGTTATGCCATCACTAAATGTTCCCATGCATGTACCCGTGATTGTGCTTCGATACGCTCTAATTGATTGACCTAGCACGACCGCATTGAAGAATCCGCTTGGGATATTTCGAATGGCGTTATATTCATCTTGAGTTAAGATTCCCCAAGAAATTTGAATTGTTTTCTTGTTTGCGATGACATCTCCACTCATAAGACCGTTCGCACTTCGACCAGTCCCAGAGCTCCAAATGATTTCATCGCTGTTTGATATAGACGTAGGAGATGCAAGAGCAACTCCATTGACTGTAATTTCGCTCACTCTATGCACCTCCTAAAAATCTAATAATGGTTGATTTGTTCGTTGTTGTATTCCATTGGCGATATCGAAAATCTTTCTTGTAACCGATTCGCCATCGATGTTCAAATCCATTCCAGCCACTAATGTAACTAATTGTCTTAGTAACGCAACTACTTCCGCACTACTGTTCGAATCTTTCGATAATCGAGCAGCTTCACGAGCCATTGCGAGCATTTTGTTCTCAGGTGCCACAATTTCACCGTAGTGCTTGTTGTCCCCAATCATCGCCAATTGTGGAGTGTTCGCCTTAACGAATCCCCCTTGAGCCAGCATTGGGATTTGTGGAGTGCTGATTCTACCAATCCAAGCAAATGGGCTCACACCCATCACGCTAATTCCACGAATTCCATCAAGGATTCCATTGATTCCATTGAATGGGATGGTGATTACTCGGTTGATACCTCCGATGATTCCATTCACGACCGTCTTGAATGTTCCGAGAATACCTTCAGTAATTCCCATGAAGATACGACCGCCAGTCGAGAATACATCTCGAACGCCTGCCCACGCTTTAGAGAAAATGTTACTAAACCAATTTGGAATCGTTGAGAATATGCTTGTAATTGTGTTCCAAGCTCCTTGGAAGATTCCTCTGAAGAACTCAATTACACCAGAGAACACCGCTTTGATGCCTCCCCAAATGCCGCTAAACCATGAACCTGCTACACTAAACACGTTCACGATATTAGACCATGCGTTCTTGAACATCGTTCCGAACCATGAAGCTACATTCGAAAGTGCACTCACAACATCGTTCCATCTATCCTTGAACCATTGTCCAATAGATTTGAACACATTCACGATGCTGTTCCAAGCATTGGTGAACATAGTTCCGAACCAAGTTGCTACGCCGCTTAGAGCTGACATCACATCATTCCAACGATCCGCAAACCATTGTCCTAGACCGCTCCAAATAGATACAATATCATTCCAAGCTAATTGGAATCCCTCAGGCAGTAATGTCATCAATTTATCCGCAAAGTCAGATATTGCGACCACAGCCTCACCGAACATATCGAAAATCCAACTTACAAAATCAAATACACCTTTTAGTGCGACTGAGATTCCAGCAATTGCAGAAAGTAATAAACCACCTAACAAACCAGCAATAACTCCGAGAATCGGACCTAATGCACTAGCAAGTAGGTTGTATAGTGGTTCAAGAACTGTCCAAACCTTACTTATAGATTCCGCAATGCTTGAGATGGCATTGCCTAATGAATCAATCATAGGCTTCACAAATTGCTTGTATACACCTTCAAATGCTTTCCCAACTTTTTCAAGAATTGGATTCACATGATTGTTGAATCCATCGATAATTGTTCCAACCAATCCCGATATCATATCACCCCATTGAAGAATCAACGGACCGATACTATTATCGTACACACGTTTAAACATCTTCCCAACATCTACGACAGCTCTTTCGAGAGTTTCAAATATTGGTGCAATATTCTTCAATGCTGTGTTGATTGCTTGAGTCAATTTAGGAGCGTTCTTAGTGACAATCGTCTCGATTGCTTTCATCACATCTCGTCCGATTTTAGAACCGATTTCTTCAATATCAGCGTAGAGACTAATGAATGCCCCTGCGATTGCTGTTCCGATTTTGATTGCTCCTTCGCTTGTCAAAATCTTATAGATTCCATCACCTAACGCTTGAACAATGTTCCCAGCTGCTTCATACATATCTCCACGAGCATCAAAGGATTTGATAAGAGCTTGCTTGATTTGTTCTTTGTGATTGTCTAGTGCATTCGCAATTGATTCAGTAAGGAATACACCAATCCCCACTCCCACAGAAGCGATTGAACCGACAAATTGTCCCCACATATATGCCCACTTATCAAGCATAGTATTGAACGATTGGACGACTTGTGGATCCGTGAAAATTTCTTGGAGGGTAGCTCCGATTCGTTCAAGAGCCACTTTCATTCGTTCCAAACCTTCAGAGTGGAATGCAGCATCGAATCCAGCTTTGAATTTTGCCAAGAGCTCACCAATTCGACCAAAGAGGTCTTCGAAGAATTTCTTCAATTGGTTGTCACCTTCGGCAATCTTGCCCATGTCAACTTGAGCACCTTTTGGTTGGAGACCTCCGCCTCCACCACCGCCACCTTTTCCTTTGCCTTTTCCTCCTCCACCGCCGCCTCCGCCTCCGCCAGAGTCGTCATTTGGTTCGGATAGTTTGTTGATTTTGTCAAAGCCCATCAAGGACTTCATTTCTTTTGCCGCCTTCTTAGCAGCACCGCCAGCCTTGTCAGCAGCTCCACCAGCATCATCCACAGCATCAGCCATGTCGCCAGCTCCACCGCCTGCCCCTTGCATATTGTCCGCAAGGTTTCCGACAGCATCAGCGGTCTCTTGTATTCCACCACCTGCTTGTGATTTCTTACCCGTCAATAGTTCAGTTAGTGCCCTAAATGCGTTCCCGACAGTTAAGAGTTTACTTAGTAGGAAGTTAAGAACTTGAATCACAGGCGTGAACAGATTGATGAGCCCTTGCCCAACGGATGCCATGAACGATTGGAATTGCAATTTCATGATCCGCACTTGGTTTGCCCATGAATCGCTCGTTCTTGCAAAGTCACCACTTGCAAGAGCTAATTGACTTTGAACGAATGCGAATCTAAGAGCCACTTTCTCCGCTTCAGACATCTCAGCGGTCGTCTTCCCAAATCCATTCGCCATTGCGTATGCATCAAGGGCTGTTTGTGTCATTACGACCCCTAAATCTTTCAATGTTTCGGTCTCGCCTGTGAACACAGATTTCAATTTCGTATATGCTTCATCTTGACTAATGTTGTAGAAGGATGCTACATCCCCCGCCAAGCTCGTCAACGCTGTGGACATCTCATAGGCTTGTTGTTCTGAAAATCCAAAAGCCTTGGACATTGCACCGAATGTCCCTGTGTAGCGTTTAGCCATCGTCTCAGACAATCCCGATGCGTACATTGCCGATTTTGCGAATTCGTCAACTTGCTTCGACATCTTCGGGAATGCCACATCGACCACGTTTTGAACCTCATTCAAGTCAGACCCGAGCTTGATTGCTTCAGAGCCAAAATCAATGAGCTTCTTGACCGCAAACGCACCAGCGAGAACTTTCGCAAAGCCCATGACTTTTTGTTGGATTCCGTTCAATTGATTCGTGAATCCTTGTTGATTCACCACCAATCCCAATTCAACATCGCCGATTTTAGTTGCCATTTGTCCACCTCCTTACTTACCATTCAGAAAAGGCTTGTTGAAGTTCCTTGAGAACCGCATCAAGCTCTTCTTGTGTTCGTTGTTTCGCTCGTTTATTTCGCCACTCGTCACGGATTCGATGTTGTCCCGGTGAGAACGATTCGAGCATTTTTGGGTCGTCCTCGCTTCGAATTTGGATAATTCGTCCAAGAGGAGTCTCCGATGAAAGTCCCGAGACTAAAGCTCTGAACTCTTTCCATTTCATATCTTTAAAATCATAAGAATAGAACGAGATGCCATATTGCGTTCTAAAAGACGAGACCATCAAGTCCCAATCTTCAAAAATGTCGTAATATGGCTCACCTATTCCCCCGCTTCTTGGTCTCCTACAATCAAATTGATTGCCTCACGAATGAGAGCCATCCAGCTTTTAAGATTTAGACTTAATTTTTCAATCTTCACACGGTCTTGTTCGCTGAAGATGATTTCATACAAGCTCTTCATTTGGGCAACAGTCGGATCCCCATCAACGCCACTCATCACTTCCATGAGCTTGAGTGCTGTTGGAGCTGAATCATCTACTTCGATGGTTACGTTTTTAATTTTGATTTTTGGTTTTGATTCAAAGTTTAGTTGTTCTGTAATATCGATAATCTTTCCCATTATTCAAATACCTCGTCTTTCATTGTTGTGAATACTTCTGTCGTTTCTGTTTCTTCTACTTCACCGATAAGTGGAACACCAATTCGATTGTGTTCGGTCGTCAATTCTTGGATGCGTTCATCCGTCATCCCTGTTGTATCGAATACATCACCGACTTTGTATTCCTTGCGAGTTTCCGCATCGATGAAGTTGATTAGTGCTTTATGCATTTTTATCCTCCTTGCCAAATAAAAAAGAGGGGCGATGTTCACCCCTCCACTCGTTTTCGTGATTTTTAGCCTGCCGCTGTATATTCAGGTTTACCATTTGACATGATATCGAATGATAGTGGTGCGGCTGCTGTACTGTCACCAGACATGAAGTCTTTGATGTTGATGACTGCTTCTTTGAAGACTAATTTGGATCCGTCTGGGAATGTCCATTGGAAGTCTTTTTCCGCATCACGACCGTTCTTCAATGCGATAGCAGCGATTGCATCGTTACCAGTATCACCGATGTGTCGTTTACCTGATACTGAGATTGTGACTGATTTCGCTGTCATCAAGCGGCGTTTCCATCCTTTGTGTTCGAATGGAGACCATTCTTCGACACCATTGTCGAAAGATACTGAAAAGCTTTCTAATTCTTTGATTTCTGTCCAAGTTGGAGCGTCTTTCGTTCCTGTGTTCACTTGGAATTGGTTTTCATAAACGGGGAATACCCCTGTTCTTTTTTCTGCCATTTTTATTCCTCACTTTCTAATCTGTAATAGATATCTAATTCGATGACACGTTCATACACGTTATTGTCATCAGTTCCCACATCAATAGGCTCGTTCGATAAGAGTCGAATCATTTGGATTGGAGTATCACCAATCACCACGTTCTCAGCCTTTAGAATTTGGTTGAAGAGGTAGTTCGCACGCTTTTCAGTTTCGTTCGCATTCTGATTATGATGAATCAAGATGCTGACCGATTTCACATCATAGCTTGCCAAATCCCTCCCACCAATAGCGATTCGTGGTTCGACATTCGTCTTTCGTTGATAGACTCCAATGCTATACATTTTCTTATTGTCGAGTTTCCCGATGTAGTAATTTTGAGCTGCGTGATAGGATTCCAACCAATCTCGCACTTCTGCCAATGTTATCATCTTTATACCCCCGAAATTTTCTTGTATAGAGCAGCATAAGCCTTCTTGATGTCCTCTTGTTTCGAACCTTCTATCCAATCATCCATCCACTTCCCCTTAGCGTGTGGATTCGTGCTCGTGTTGAAGTTGTATTCGGGATGGAAGTACAATCTTCGAGCGTATGGAGTAGAGTGGGTCAATGATACTCGACCACTACTCGAACCCGAGTAATCAACTGAGAACGCCTCACCCTGCAATGTACCGTCTCTAAACGGGACCACTTGGGCGTTTACAATCTCGGTGTGTAAATACTCGCCAGTTTGCTCCAACGCTTGAATTTGAGCCCTCTTGAGCCTTCCAATGACCCCGAAGTCGAACTTCACACGACTATTTGCATGAATCATCGTCCATCACTCCAATCCGAGATAAGTATAGTTCACAGAACCGTCTGGATTTCGTGATTTTCGTGTATCTGCAATCTTTCGTTCAACCCCGTGGATATTTACACTCCCGCCACTTAAAGTCGCTAAATCGGGGGCAATATCGCCATTAAACAGCGCCGACCCCGTGAGCTTCACGATTTTTTGTTGATCCGTGAGCACTGTTACGACTTTATCTTGATAATTGCAAAGCAAATCGGCTTCAAATGCCTTGATAGGTTCGCCATCCTTCGACACTTCTTCACTTTGTACAATCACATGGATTGGAGTCTTGCAAAATTGTGGAAGAACTAAACTTGGAAAATGCATCAAATCACCTTCCTTGTAAGTCCACTTTGATTCAGCAACTCGAATGTGCTTCGCTTCATTGCGATTCCATTCATTGTCACTACATTCCAAGAATCACCAAAGTTCATCGATACTCCATTGATGGAATACGATGAAAGAGCGGTCTCGATTAAGTCTTTGTTTTCAATCATGAAGTCAGCCATTTGGCAACACACCTCACGAACGACCGATTGTTGGAATGGAGTGAGATTATCAAACCCCATCCCCACAATACGGTTGAATGTTAGTGTGTCTATATGCTGACTTGCTGTCTTCAAGATGCGATTGAGTCCCTCTGGAGTGTGAGTTCCAAGATATTCGTTCTTGTAGAACGTTTCATCAGCATATATCATGACTACTCACCTTTTTTCTTTTTGGATAATTCTTCGATTTCAGCTTTTAATTTTTCAATTTCTTCAAGAGCTGCGTTGTAAACCGCACCACTCACAGAAGCTTTCACACCACGAGCGTGAAGTTCGTGTTCGCTGTTGTAGATATCGAATCCTTGATTTTGATAGTATTCAACCTCTAATTCTGAGATTGTATACACTTTGTTCTCTTTTTCCGCTGTATACATTCAAATACCTCCTTGACTAAGCTTGAGCGTTGATGAAGATACCGTGTGCACGATTCTTGATTAGGAATGCTCCCATGTAGAAGCGTGATTGTAGTAAGAACTTGTCAGCTGTGCGAGAGTCGTGTCCTGGTGTAAATACTTTGATGTATGAGTATTTGTCACGAGCAACGACTGCTGATGGATGAGTTAACATAAAGTTGATTTGTTTTGCATCCACAGCAGGTACACATCCATCTGTGAAGTTGTATTTCGTTTTTAAGCGAGAAGATGGAATCACTTTGATAATCACATCATCTAAGTCGTAGACTGAGCGATTTACTTTGTTCTTTCCGCCACCATTTACAGCCATAATGCGTTGTAAGTCTTTAGCTTCTTTCAATAATCGATTGACTGCTGGAGTCACACGCAACACACGACCTTCAAATGGAACAGATGCATCATCCATTTTTTCCATTGCTTTGTCGAATTCTTCCAAGATGTTTTCAGCTGTAAGAGCCACAGTTGAGATTGTTGCTCCATTCGCTGTCATTGCTTCAGCTTCTTTGTACAATTTAGAGTAGACATAGCTGTCTTTCTCTGGAATAGTTTGTTCAGATTCAAGTGTGCTTTGAACGTTTGCGATTGAAACGACTTGGTTCGTTTCGTCCACATCCATCGGATCGATTCCAAATTCAATGTCACGGTCATGGTCAAGTTTCAATGGAGTCCATTCGTTTGTCACTTCACCAGAGTTGAATCCAATGCTTTTACGATTGTGGTCTTTGTATCCTGATACTGTGATGCTTGGTAATTTGATTGTTTGAGCATCAATGAATTTTACTTGTGGGTTTGATTGAAATAAATCATAAGATGTTAATTCCTTAGCGTATTTTTGCTCGATAATTGGAGCGAATTGTTCTGCGTAATCATAAGCTGTCATTTTTGTTTCCTCTTTTCTGTATTGTTATTTGAAGACTCCAAATGCTTTCAATAAGTCGTCATTTGTTGTCGATTGTTTTACATCTCCTTTGGATCCGACTTGTGTGAATCCTGTTGGTGCTGTCGCTTCTGGTTTAAAAGCTGGAACGTCTTCCAAGACTTTTGCGATGACAACCTCGTAGTCTTCATTCTTAGAATCCAACGTGAGATTTGTTTGGTCTGCCAATTTCAAAACGTATGGCAACACGTTCGAGCCAACTCCTTGCTTGATTGCTGCAAGTTGTAAGTTGCTCTCGATTTTGGTTTGAAGTGCTTGAGCTTGAGCCACTCGAAGCTCTTCTTGAAGGCTTGCCACATCGGGTTGGGCGGAGGCTTTTTGACTTTTAAAGCTTGAGATAGCCTGTGCCATCTCTTCCCCTGTCAAACCTTGGTTCTTGAAGTAGTTCTTCAAGACTGTATCCTCAGCGACCTTCTGTTTGCCTTCCACAATGCTCGCAATCTTCTCATAATCAATCGCTGGAGTACTCTGAGCGGGATTGTTTGAGTTCGGTTGCGGATCTTGTGCTGTTGATTCACCAGCGTTTGCCGATTCATCAAAGAAAAATAGTTTGTGTTTGAACATTTTCATGTTCCTCCTCTCAGTTTTTAGGGTGTCTCCCTTATTCAGTTTTGTGCTCAGGTGTCTCCTCGTAGTTTCAAGTCTTCGGACATACCAAAAAGAGCCACCCTCCGGATGGGTGACTCTAATTGGGTTTATTTATTTAATTTTTGGGTACAAAAAAAGCACCTAACTTTTCGCTAGATGCTTAATTATATTTTTTACCGATTTCAAGAGCTCTTTTTCTGAGCTCCTCTGGTGTTATTTTCTTTTCATCAAAAAGAACGTACAATTCATCTATTTCTTCACTCATACCGGGACGAGAATCAAAATATTCCTTATAACTTTCTTCAACTTTTCTCTCTCGTTCCATCAATAGTTCTTCTTCTGTCATGGTAAGATATAAACCTCCATTTCGTTTTTGCTTTTCAATATTGCTTCATATTTTGCATTCCTATTCAATACAAATTCTTTTTCGCTTTTGAATTGACTGTAATCACCAATATATGCTCCACTCGTTCCTTTTGGTAAATGGAACTTAACAACAACGCCACCATCGACACTCATATTCGAAAATCGTTTGGCGACTTTTTTATCAATGGACAAGTGTTTGAACTCTTTGAATTCATTACCCGATAATATTTGATTAAATTCTTTTAGAGACATTCCACGATAAGCAATGATGTCATCTTTCAATTTGAACTTCTTGAACGATTCTTCCAAAACATTCGCCATGTTTTCGAGTTCTTCTCTGTTGCTTGGATTGAAGTCTTTATTGTACGCAATTTTATTCAAATCGTGATAGTAATTGCCGCCTGTTAGAAGTCTAACAGACTCTTGTTGCGTTCCTGTCAATTTCTTGAACCATCTGTCTGAAGATGCTTTGATTCGTTTCAAAACATCCCCTTCAACGTTAACATAATTATACTCTGGTTTTGGCTTAGGTTCAATAGCTTTTTCTTCCAACTCGAAAATTTTATCTTTCAACTCGAGTCCATTCTTTTCTTCAAATACATCAAGTTGTTCTCGATATTGTTTCACCTTACCACGCCACTCAGTAGCACGAGCACGATATGTCTCTTGATTCTCAGCATCAAGACTGTTCTTTGCTAGACGATTATAGCTCTTTGCTTGTCGTTTAGCATGATTGAGCTTGTTCTCAATAAGCTGTCGTTCCTTGATGACGGGCTTCTCTTCATAGTACCTTGATTCAGGCTTTGAGCTTATGCCTTCAAAGTATGTCGAATGCTTATCCTTGCAATTAGGATGATACAAGCCAGCCGCCATCGCTGAACTCATGAGTGGGTAGGGTCCGTCTTTAGAA